GTTAATGCTTCGTGATCATCTATTGGAAAATCTAATAACAACTCTGCACCTAATAAGTTAGGTCCTAAATTAGATGAACTTGTATTTAATGATCCATCATAACCTTCCCAATACCATTCATAACTTGATGCACCTGTACCATTATAAACTAAAGTGTCATCAAATTTTTTACTGTTTGAATAATAACCTGCATCATTTAATCTTGTTGTTGTCATTTCAGCTAGCGTATTACCTTGTGCATCTTTAATTTTTATATGTAATTTATAACTATCATCTGCACCAGTCGATGAACCACAACTATAAGAACTATTACCATCCTCACAGTTTTGTATTGAAAAATATGAATCTAACTGTATACCACCATCTAATTTATTTTGCGTTGATGTATAAGTTGTGCCACCTTCTAATCCATCAATACCTATCAAGGTATCACTTGCACCAACTTTCATTTGATAGCTAGCTTCTAGTTCACCATTAAATGCTGTACCACATGCATTATTAACTTGTGTTGAACAGGTTATATCAAAACCATTGTGTGTAGAGTTATTTCCTAGTGCACCTGTAGACCCAGATTGAACACCATCTAAATTAAAGTTATCCATACTAGATGACGTTGTGCCTGCGTTAGGTAATATGTTTGTTGAAGTTGCAGTATCGTTTTCAGCTTTAGATATTGTACATTGTAGTACAAAGTAAAATATAAAAAACGCTATTATAATGGGTTTAATTTTTTTCCACATCGATTGGTTCTAACTTCTCGATTTTAATTTTTTGTATCTCTGCTTCTATCTTTTCTCTCTTTTTCATACGCTTAACATATGTTTTATAATCTGGTCTTTCGTGGTCGTATCTACTCCACAATGCTAACGCATCTTTACCTATTTTACCGTCGATAGGACATGGTGTACCTGCTTGTATCATAGATTCAAACACTCTCTCATCTTGACATAAAATGGCTACAGCTGCAACCTTCATACCAAAATCATTTAGTATTCTTGATAACTTTAATCTTTCACAATTTTTATCTATAAAGTGTTTACCACCAGATATACCCACACCGAATGTTTGTAAACCTGCTGATGCACCTACGGCGCAAACATCTTGTGTCATAGAGTTATAAGATGGTGCACTAGATGTTGGAGGTGCTGATCTTATATTAGAATTACTTGTACTATTTGTAGTTGTGCTAGAAGAAGACCCAGATTCGTACGTTGTTGCACCACCTGTGTATCCACCTTCAATACTTGTGTTAGATCCACTTACGTTTGTTTGTGAATTTGCACTATGTGCTTGGTTAGTCACACCTATGAATATAATAATTAATGCTAAAAGCAAACTTATTTTGTTCATTAGCACTCACAATTCTCACAAGTACAAAGGCCATATTCATCCGCATGAAGATCTCTATCACAATGACATTCGTGATAGCAATTATTACAAGTCTTAGTCATTATTTATCTAATCCATCAGTGTACCAATTTATAAATTGTTTCCACTTTTTCTTAATCCATTTAATCATTTTTTTTCTCCTCAATTTCATAGAAGAACTTATCAGTATCTTCCGTTTTCCATTTACGAGTGTCCTCTACATTCCATTCGGATGTTTGGACTTTCCAATCTGGAATCTCATCTTTAACTGTAAAAGATGGTATATCCCATATTAGTCTATTGTTTGGCTGAGCCGCATAATTGTCATTATCTAAAGCAAGTATGTGTGCGCACTTATGTTCGTGCGGAATTTCAGAATGATCTGTGTCTATTATATTACTCTCTGGGTGTGCAAAGTCAACTGTGAAAAGATAAGCACCTGCGTGCCATTTTTTATCTTTACCTATGTATTTACCAGATTGTCCGTCTAGGATATCCCAAGAAGTAACAGCAGGATAATAACTGAAAGAATTCCATAGCTCCAACTCGTCCAGTCTATACCTAGGAACATCTTCTGGTTTAAATCCTCTTTGAATGAACGCAGAAATTGGCAGTCTATAAAAGATCGCACCGTTTTCCATAATGCAATGAAATAAGATTGGACGACCCGTAATACAGGTAATACCAAAGATAATACAATCTTCAACTTCGCCGTGATGTTTTTTAAGGTCATATAAATATTCTCTCCTTATTTGAGAATATGTTACAGGAATATTTGCATTTAAGTAAGCCATAATTAATCATTTATTGTTCCCCAATTTTTGCCTGATTCGTAGTCTACTTTGTTTGGGATTTCTAATTTAACAGCATTTTCCATAATCTCAACAATTTTTTTAGCTTGCTCTGGAGATTCTACAGAAACATCTAATTCATCATGTATTTGTATGTGCGCTACAATCCCTTCTTTATATAAATCTAACATAGATTTTTTTGTCATATCAGCAGCTGAACCTTGTATTAATTTATTTAATGCTTTGTAGGTGTAAGCACGCTTGATGCCTGGTCCATGTTCTTGGACAGCTTGTTCAAATGGTAATGCTTTGTGCATACCAAAAGTATTTGGTTCCCATAAATGAAACCTACATAATCTTCCAAGTAAAGTTCTTATCTGTCCTCGTTGTTGTGCTCTATTAGATACAGAGTTCATTAATGATTTAACAAATGGAACTCTACTATGATAGATATTAAATAATTCTTCAGCTTTATCTTTACTAACACCTAACTCTGCTTGTAACTTTGCCTTACCCATACCATAAAATAATCCAAGATTAATTGTTTTTGCTGCAGTTCTTGGTATATCTGCCATCTTTGCAACGATAGTATGAAAGTCTGCATCTCCATCATCGTATGCTTCTTTAACACCAAACACGCTTGTGTCTTGGTCTAGGGATGCATAATGAACTACTAGTCTTGGTTCTTGTTGAGAGTAGTCAAAGCATCCCCACTCGCAACCTGATTCTGGTATAAATAGGGATCGAATCAGTGGACCTAAGTCTTTATTACGAGCAGGAATTTGTTGTAGGTTAGGATTAGAATATGAAAATCTACCAGTAACTGTACCACCTTGGTCAGATCTTATTTGGTTTATATCTGCGTGTATTCTACCCTTATGTTCGTATCTTATAATTGTGTCTATAAATGTTGTATGTGCCTTGTTTATTTCTCTAGCTTTTGCTATCTTCTTGACTAAAGGATGTTCATGATTAGACAGAAAGTTTTTAGTAAATGATGGTGCCTGTGTTTTCTCAGTTCTTTCATAAGATAATTTCAACTTGTCAAAAACTTTGGCAATACTTCGTGCAGCCCATATTTGACATTCTTCTCCTGTCTCTTTTGTTACTTCTTGTAATAATTGTTTTTCTTGTTCACTTAATTGTTGTTTCAATTTATGAGCGGATTCGGTATCGACACGAACCCCTTTAAATCTCATATCAACTAAACACGGAAATAAATCTGTTTCTAAATCAAATATAGACCCTAGATCCTGGTTGCTTATTTCTTTTTGCATAACCCTCCACAACGCATAGGTAAGCTCTGCATCCCTTTCTGCGTAATTACCTACATATAATGCGGGTAATTTCCACATATCTGCCTTAGGATCTACACCCCATTCTTTTGCTGCGTTGTTTAATTCTGTTTCATTTTTACCTTGGCCAACAAAGTCCCAACCTAAACTATTAAGATCGTATCTATATCTATTCTCATTTACTAATGATGCTGCAATCATAGTGTCATAGATTCTACCATTTATTTTAAAACCCATAGCTCTAATCCAACACACATCATACATTGCATTGTGAAATATTTTATCTGCTGTTGATTCGCAGATATCTTTAAACCATTTCATAACTAAATCTTTATCAAGATTACCACCACCTTCGTGATCAAATGGGAAGTATCCAGAATATCCATCTGTGGCTACAGCTATACCTACAACTTTACCTCTACCTACAATAGAACCTGTTCCTAATTTTTTTAAATCAGGATCATATGTTTCTAAGTCAATTGCAATTTCATCTGCGTGACGAAGATCTGGAAATTCTGTAGGCTTTACCCACTCTGTTTGTGCTTTAAAAATCATTTGTAATCTCTCTCTTTAATCATTTCTAAATAATGTATTGCCTTATCGATGTCCTCTTCTTTTCCTTTCGCTGCATGTCTGCATATATATTTTATAGCTGATCCCTCTGCAAAAGGCAACCTGTTCTTGTTTATGAACTCGCTAGGCTGCACGGTCATCGATTTATAATGTGATCCTCCAATTTGTTTTTTGTACGCACTCATACTATAAACTCCTTTCGTTTGTTATTACATTTTACTAAGTATAAATTTTGTATCGTTCTTGTTACACCCACATACCAGACACGATACTCTTCATCTTGTTTGTACACAGATTTTTTAGAAGCCTTCATAGTATTTGTAGTTTGATTTAAAAACAAAATAACATTAGCTGCTTCTCCTCCCT